ATGATTGGGTTCCTGTCTGGTATCAAACTCATGCAAAATGAAGACACTAAAAAGGAATCTAAATGCTGACACTACTATCAACCCTGATCTCGTTTCTGATGGGCGGCCTGCCCAAGATTCTGGAGTTTTTTCAGGGACAACAAGATAAAGCCCATGAGTTGGCTTTGGCTCAGCTGCAGATTCAGCGTGAGCTTGAAATGCGTAAGCTTGGCTTTGAAGCCCAGGAGCGCGTGGAGCATATTAGGTCTGAACAGCTGGCAACAGAAAGCGCAGCTAATACCCAGCAAGTCCTGATTGGCGCGCAGCAGGCAGAGATGCAAGCAATCTACGCCCACGACGTAAGCTTGAACGAAGGTACAAGCCAGTGGATGAAGAACCTGCGTGCCAGTGTACGCCCAGTTATTACTTACGGCTTCTTCTTTTTGTTAGTCTTTGTAGACTTGGCGGGCTTTTGGTACGGATACTACATGAGCGTACCCTTCAATGACCTTTTGGAAATGCTGTGGGACTCTGAAACCCAAGCCCTGTTTGCCAGCATTATTGCTTTCCACTTTGGTGGTCGGGCATTTGGCAAATGAAAATCTCTGACAAGTGCCTTCACATGATCCGCCACCATGAAGGTGTGCGGCAGAATCCGTATAAATGCCCTGCTAAGTTGTGGACGGTGGGCGTTGGGCACGTAATGTTTCCCGAGCAAGGGAAGCTCAAAATAGACCAGCGGGATGCGTTTGTGCCACCCGCAGAAGCCATGCGCAAATACTCCATGGAGGAAGTCGATGCAATACTTAGGGCCGATCTTGCTCGCTTTGAGAAGGGAGTGGCTACTTATTGTCCTGTGCCTTTTACTCAGGGACAGTTTGACGCGCTGGTATCCTTTTCTTTCAACGTTGGGCTAGGTACGCTGCAGCGTTCAACCCTGCGCCAAAAGGTGCTTCGTGGTGATATGGGCGGCGCAGCAGAAGAGCTATTGAAGTATTGCATGGCGGGGGGTAAAATTCTCAAAGGGCTACAGAAACGTCGCATCGACGAACGTGCCTTGTTTCTATCCTAGGATCCCCGATGCCGCTAAAAAAGCTAACCTTAAAAGCCGGTGTAAACAAAGAGAATACCCGCTACACCAATGAAAATGGTTGGTATGTGGCCGACAAGGTTCGGTTCCGCCAGGGTACGCCTGAGAAAATTGGTGGTTGGCAGCGTTTATCTGCCAATACATTCCTTGGTATTTGCCGCTCATTGTGGAACTGGGTTACGTTGCAAAACTTCAACTTGATTGGAGTGGGTACTAACTTAAAGTTTTATATTGAAAAGGGTGGTGTTTATAACGACATTACGCCTATTCGTTCGTCTTCCACAATTAACAACAACCCGTTTTCTACAACCAATGCTTCCGCTGTTGTAACCGTCACGGATACTGCGCATGGTGGCACAACCAATGATTTTGTAACTTTTAGTGGTGCGACAACTGTTGGTGGATTGGATTTAAATAACGAGTATCAAATTACGGTACTGACTGCCAACACATACACAATCACTGCGGCCAGTGCAGCCTCTTCAACGGCTACAGGTGGGGGCGCTTCTGTTGTAGCTGCATATCAAATTAACACCGGCCCTGCAATTGAAGTTGCCTTAACCGGTTGGGGTGCTGGCGCTTGGGGCGCTGGCCCCTGGGGTGTTGGAACACCATCTGCAACCGAAACAAGTATTCGCATTTGGAGCCAGCAAAACTTTGGTGAAGATTTAATCTTTGCTCCAGCCGGTGGCCAGCTGTATTACTGGGATGCAACCTCTGGCGTTACAAGCCGTGGCGTGTTGGTTTCTAGTTTGTCTGGTGCGTCAGACGTTCCGACTGTTCAAAACTTTATCTTTGTTTCTGATACCAGCCGTTTCGTGTTTGCGTTTGGCACAAATGAACCTGGCAGTGCTACGCAAGACCCCATGTTGGTACGTTGGTCTGATCAAGAATCTGTAGTTAATTGGACGCCAGCTATTACCAATCAAGCCAATAGCATTAGGCTTTCTCATGGCTCCAGGATTGTGACTTGCGTACAGGCGCGTCAAGAGATTGTGGTGTTTACAGACTCTTCTGTTTATTCATTCCAGTACCAGGGACCGCCAGCGATTTGGGCGAGCCAACTGCTTGGCGATAATATTTCTATTGCCAGCTCCAATGCCGCAATTATTGCGTCAGGCGTGGTGTACTGGATGGGTGTGGATAAGTTCTACAAATACGACGGCCGCACTCAAACTTTGCGCTGCGATCTGCGTCAGTACATTTTCCAGGACATTAACTTGTCCCAGGCCGCCCAAATCTTTTCCGGAACCAATGAAGGTTTTAACGAGGTATGGTGGTTCTATTGTTCAGCCAATAGCACAGTCATTGACCGTTATGTCACCTTTAACTATTTTGAAAACAATGGTGAAGGCGTGTGGTCTTATGGGACGCTTGGCCGCACAGCTTGGCTTGATTCAGGTTTGCGCGACTATCCACTGGGTGCGACGTACAGTTACAACTTGGTCAACCATGAGTTTGGCAACGATGATGGCGAGCTGGAAGATCCGGTGGCCATTAATGCAGTAATTGGCTCAGCTGAGTTTGACATTGATGACGGCGATCACTTTGGTTTTGTTTGGCGCATGTTGCCAGATATGACATTCCGTGGTTCTACGACAGAATCTCCGCAAGTTACGATGACGTTAATCCCAATGCAGAACGCTGGCTCTGGATATAACGACCCTATTTCTTTGGGCGGGAATCCAGATGCGACTGTTACCCGCACATCGACGTCTGTCATTGAGCAGTTTACTGGTCAGGTTTACGTCAGGGTTCGTGGCCGCCAGATGATTTTGCAAGTTGAATCTAATCAGCTTGGGTGTGCATGGCAGCTTGGATCGCCACGTATTGATATTAAACAAGATGGCCGTCGGGGTAATTCATGATTGTTACTTCTGAATACGAATTAAACCAAGTTGTTGCGCCAAACTTACCGCTGGCACCGGCTCAATATGATGGCAAGTATATTGACCAGCTAAACAACGTTTTCCGTCTGTACTTTAACCGTATTGATTCCATCGTTGGGCAGCTGCAAACAAACGGAATTATTCCCGCATTAACTAACTACACTGTAGCGACGTTACCCAGCGCATCCACTTCCGGCAATGGCGCCAGGGCTTTCGTAACGGACGCATCGGCTCCTACATTTGGGGCAACGGTAGCTGGTGGTGGTGCGGTATCTACACCTGTCTACTCTGACGGAACAAATTGGAAGGTTGGCTGATGGCAGACCAAAAAGTAATTGACGCGCTGACTAGCCAAATCCTAGGTCAAGGGCTTTCTTCCCAGTGGAAAGGTGAGGGCTTCGGCTCAGCTCAAGCAAACGCTGCGGATATGGCCAAGATTTTGGCTGGTATTGGTATTACCGATATTAAGCAATTCGGTCAAATTACCAAAACGGTTGATGCTGCAGTGCAGCCCGTATATACACAAGGCGATTTAGTCTCTGACAGTGAAGGTCAGACGTATTACACTCAAAAAATTATTGGATACACAGACCAAAACGGCAACCCAGTTGATCCTAAACTTGTTCGCTCTGAAACCAATTATTCCGGCGGCGAAAGCGGCGGCATGGAAACCGTTTATCTTGCGCCAGTTGGTAAACAACAGACATACGGGAATAAGCTAACGGGTCAAGAGGTTCCAAATACTTACAGTGAACGTCAGACGGGTAACGCCTGGGGTGGTACGTTTGCGGGTGACGGCAATACCGGATATCGCGTTCAGTTTACTGCTGACGGCACTCCCCTCTTTTACACCACGCAGGCATCGTCAAATACGCTGGCTAACCTGATGGCGGACCTTGGTCCTGCGGGTCAAATTATGTTGGCCGTAGCTACGGGCGGTTTGTCTATTCCTCAGCAGATTGCGGCGCAAGCAGCTCTTCAACTTTTGAGTGGTGCAGAACTTGAAGACGTAATTAAAGGTGCGGCGGTCAGTTTTGTAGGCGCGCAAATCCCTGGCTCCGACATAATGAAAGAGACAAACAAATTCATTACGGATTTGGGATTGCCGGCTGGACTTACAGCCACATTAAATAACGCTGTTCAGACCGCTGCCGTGACGGGGGCAAAAGCCGTACTGACTGGCCAAGACCTTAGTGATGCCGTGGTACGGGGCTTTACTAGCGGCGGTATGAATGGTGCCGTTAATGCACTGCTGCCTAATATTGATGGGTTTAAAGACCTGAGCAACACTCAGAAGAAGTTGGTTGCCAACGCTGTTGTTGGTGCCGTATCC